ATGTCGCAGAGGATTCAGACAAACCGCACTCCATCGCAACACCGCGCCTCGACGCTGCCCATGTCGATCTGCGACGACAGAGCACGTCAAGCGTCGAGCGCAAAGAACAGCCGAGGCAATAGGGTTGCTTCGGCTGATTTGATATCCAAGCTGTTCACGGTCAGGCCGCTTCATCCTTACGATGCCCTCCAGGGCAGCCCGTCCGTGGTCCAGCATCCTACCATAGATTCGCAAAAAGTCAATTGGTCAAAAGGCCAAATAGTCGTCGCCGCTCTGTTGCTCTTCGCCTTGCTCAATGTCGCCGTGGCCGTCCAGGAGCGCTACCGCCAAAGGATCGTGTCCCCTCCGTACACGGTCCTTCCGGCGGCGGCGGTTGACGCCGTTGCATTCCCCCCGATGCAACAGGCTCCCGCCTTGCAGGCCAGGGGGGCGAGTCCTCCACGCTCCCCCTGGCCGACTATTGGTGAGCTGCGCCCGCTGTATGACGCCCTGTACGCCCGCGAAAGTTCAAGCGGCGAGGACCTGCGCGACGGGGACGGCGGCGAATCCCGCGGGCCTTATCAAATTCAACTCGCTCACTGGACCGATAGCGGAATCGATCTGCCCTACGAACGGTTCTGCCGAAACAAGATGGTTTGTGAAATCGAGATGTACGGCTACTGGCAGCGGCGTTGTCCAAGGGCCCTTCGGGAACGTGATTTTGAAATCCTGGCCCGTTTTCACAACGGCGGCCCGGAACACTGGCGATCCCAGGACGCCGCGAACTATTGGCGCGATGTGAAACAGGTATTGACGGCGCGCGATGAAGGGAATGCGAAATGATTACGTTTGAGGAAGCCTACAACGCGGCGCTGCGAAAGACGGTCTATCTGCCAAGCCGCTTCGACGACGCAAGCAAGGGTTTTGTCGGCGGCGAGTGGGTTGTGTACGGCGAGCCGACTCCCGCGAAAACGCCCGTGACCAAGCCCACCGATAAGCGCCTCACCCGGCCGATTATCGCGCGGGGCAAGACGCGACAGGAAGCCGCCAGTAACGCAGCGCAAGTGAAGTTATCCAATTACAAAGTGCCCACCGGCATTGCCGCCGGAATCCCGGCGAGCCAAGAGGGGCAGGGATGAATCACCGCCGCCGCCACCGCCGCCAGATCGTGTTGCCGTCCGGGCGCTACCGCGTCCTGGGCGAGCGTCGATCGGCTGCCGCCGCGGCCCGCGCAGCTCACGCCACCGGGCAGCGATGGACCATCGCCGGCGGGCGGTTCCTGGTGATCGCCCCGGCGGATCCATCAGAAGGGGGGGCGAGCTGATGGCCGTCGCGTGGCGACTGATACGGGTATCCGCCGAGCTGCACGCCGAGTTGGTGGCGCTGGCGCGACACTTCGATCGGATGCAGACGGTCGGCAAGATGAACGTCCCTAGTTGCTTTGCCGATCCGCGGGGCGGCCACGTCGGTACGCCATTGTGGTACGTCATCCAACGTATCCTCGCTGAATGGCGCGAAAAGAAGCGCCGCAGCCGTTCTAAGCACCCCGCCGGACGGTCCAATACCCGGCCAACCCCGCAAAGTCCCGTCCTGGCGGCGGCGTGTAAACACCGAATCGAAGGCGATCTCCCGTGAGCAGCAAAGAGGACATGAATCGTCAGTTGCAGCGTTTGGCGGCGGTAACGAACCTGCCTGTCCGGTAGGCAGGTCGCCGCCCCACGGGGCGGGCATGGAAGTAAGACGTGAAGGAAGCCAAGGATGGCGAAGGCTAAATCCGCAAAGCGCGAACAAGCCGCACCTCTTGACGGAACACCCCCTATGTCTGCAATCCCGGTCCTGGACTGGCACGGCTGCTACAACGACGCATGGGGCGACCTGATTGTGCCGGACGCCTACCAGCATCCGGCCAAGTTCGCCAAGGGACTCATCGAGCGAATCATCCGCCACGGCCTGGAGCAAGGCTACTGGCGAGCGGGCGACTTGCTCGGCGATCCCTTCGGCGGTGTGGCGCTTGGCGGCATCGTGGCGGCCTACCACGGCCTGCGGTGGGTGGGCGTGGAGTTGGAGGAAAAGTTCGTCCGCCTCGGCCGGGAAAATATCAGCCTTCACACGCTGCGCCTGCAAAATCTCGGCGCGCCCCTGCCCGTGCTGATTCAGGGCGATAGCCGCCGCTTCGCTGAAATCATCCGCGATCACATCGTCGGCGTCGTATCGTCGCCGCCGTTCGGCGGCCAGCAAACCGGCGGGGGGATTGCTGCCGCGTTGAGCGGTCAGAGCGACTATCCGATCGCCGAAGGCAATGGTTGCAGTCGCACCGTTCACGGCACCGGGCACGGCTATCAAGACCAGGGCAGCGCGCCGGGACAGATTGCGTCCCTCGTGGAAGGCAATCTTGACGGTGTGCTGTCCAGTCCGCCGTACAACCTGCCAATGAGCCAGGAACACAACGGCCGCCGCGGCGGCGAGCGAGGGACGCAACAGGCCGAGCCGGGGGAATTCGCACGCTACGGCGACTCCGATGGCCAGATCGAAGGGCTGTCCGATGGATCCCTGGCCGCCGTGCTGACCAGCCCGCCGTATGCCGACAGCATCCGAGGCGACAACAGTGAGCAGGAAACGCGCGAACATTCACTCGCCAAGCGCAACGATCCGGCTGCCGGCGGTTGCTTAGGGGCTTCCCAGCGTCACGCCGGCTACGGCTGCGATCCGGCCAACATCGGCAACCTGTCGGAAGGGCGAATCGACGGGGGCGTGACAAGTCCGCCGTTCGCGGATTGCCTAAATGACCACGATGACAAGTTCACACCAGCCAAGGCGAGCGACAACTACCAGCGATCCTACGGCGAGACGCCAGGACAAGTCGGCCGCGAGGCAGGCGAAACGTACTGGCAGGCGATGGCCGAGGTCTATCGCTCCATGCTGGCGGCGCTGCGTCCGGGCGGTGTCTGTGCGATCGTCGTGAAGGATTACGTCAAGGCTCGCCGGCGCGTCCGGCTATGCGACGACACGCTGCGGCTGCTGACGGCCCTGGGCGCTACGCCGATCTGCCGCGCTCGGGCGCACCTGGTGGAAGAAACGACCACGCCGACGCTGTTCGGTCCGCCGGCCGTCGTGCGCAAAGAACGCAAAAGTTTCTTCCGGCGACTGTATGAATCCGATCTCCCGGCCGACAGCGAATGCCGGATTGACTGGGAGGAAGTGATTTTTGTTCAAAAAGTCCGCAAGACAGGGGGCGAATCGTGATCCTCACCGAAGCGGCCGGTTGGGCGGTTACGGTGGTGGCCATCGCCGGGGTGATTCTGAATAACCGCCGGGATCGGCGGTGCTTTTACCTGTGGATTTTCTCTAACACCGTTTCGGCCGCCCTGCACGCCTCGGTGCGCATGTACGCCCTTACTTTCCGCGACACCGTGTTTCTCGTCCTGGCCGTGGTGGGGCTGCGGGCCTGGGGGAAGGTGAAAGCGCAAACGTGAGCAATCTCCAGCGCAACGTCGAAATCGGCTACGGCATGGGGTGGAGCTTCACCCCCCTGGCCGGCAAGCGCCCCACGCTGGACGGTTGGCAGAAGCGCCCGCGCGAAACGCTCCAGCAAGCGCTGCTGTGGGCCGAGCGCGGCAACGTCGGCCTGCGCACCGGGGCAGCCAGCGGCGGGGTGCTGGTGGTGGACCTGGACGCCGCCAAGACGAATTTTGACAAGGCCGCCGTCAAGGCATTGAACCTTCCGGCGACGATCACCGCCGTCACCGGCGGCGGCGGATGGCATCTGTATTTCCGCCTACCGGCCGGCGTCGAGTTGGGCAACAGCTCCGGCCGGATCGCCCCCGGCGTCGATACCCGCGGCGACGGCGGCCAGGTGGTCTATCCCGGCAGCGTCCATCCCGAAACAGGCAAACCTTACGCCTGGATGGACGGCCGCGCGCCGGGGCAGATCGCCCTGGCCGATTTGCCGGCAAACCTGCTGGCGATGCTTGTCGCCGGCGATTCGATGGACCATCGCCCGCCGCCGGCTACCGGCGACCATCCGCAACCGCTAAATGATCGCGCCCGCCGCTACGCCCTGGCCGCCCTGGACGGTGAGGCCCGCAAAGTGGCCGCCGCCGCCGAAGGCACGCGCAACAGCACGCTAAACGAAGCGGCCTATAGCCTCGGCCAGCTCATCGCCGGCGGCCTGCTGGACCGATCGACGGTCGAAGCGGTCCTGGCGGACGCCGCCAAGCGGGCGGGCCTGCCCGCCGGCGAGATCACCGCCACGATTGCCAGCGGCATTGACAGCGGCGCGAAATCGCCCCGCACAATGCCGGAATCGCCGTCGCCGGCAGTCGCCGCGCCGACTGCGGCAACGGATGACGCCGCCGCCGACTTGGCGGACGCAGGCGGGGCGGTACGGTTGGGCGAGATCGACCCGGATTCAAAGCGGTTGGTTCTTTCCACGCGGCGGACGCTGCCGACGGCGAGGGCGTACCTTCGGGCCTTCCATACGCGCAAGGACGGCCGCACGCTGCACGCCTACGCCGGCACGCTGTACGCCTGGAACGCCAACGCCTACCGGGAGGCCGAGGACGAAGCGATCCGCCACCGGCTGCAACCCTGGCTGCACGACTCGCTAACCTACAGCGGCGGGGACAAGCCCGAACTCGTGCCGTTTCCGGCGAATCCGGCGACGGTCAACGCCGCCCTGGACACGATCCGCTCGGCGGTGCATATCCCCGTGGCCGCCGACGTGCCGTTTTGGCTTTCCGGGCGCGATGATATCGCCGCGCGCGACGTGCTGCCCTGCCATTCCATGTCGCTGCACATTCCCACCGCCGCGGTACTGCCGCCGACGCCGGACCTGTTCACGTTCAATGCGCTGGACTTCGATTTCGATCCTGAAGCGCCCGTGCCTGAAGAATGGATCGCGTTTCTGCGGCAACTGTGGCCCGACGACGGCGGGGCGATCGACTTGCTCCAGGAATGGTTCGGCTATTGCCTCACGCCGGACACCGGCCAGCAAAAGATGCTGCTGCTGGTCGGCCCGCGGCGCAGCGGCAAGGGCACGATCGGCCGGGTGATGACCGAGCTAATCGGCAAGGCCAACGTCGCCGGCCCCACGACCGACAGCCTCGGCGAGACGTTCGGCTTGCAACAGCTTATCGGCAAGAGCTTGGCGATTATCTCCGACGCGCGTTTCAGCGGACCGAACGCCCAAACGATCGTCGAACGGCTGCTGTGCATCAGCGGTGAGGACGTGCTGACGATCCGGCGGATGTATCAGGATCACCTCACGGCGAAATTGAACACGCGATTCGCCTTCCTGGCCAACGAGCTTCCGCGCCTGCGCGACGCGGCCGGCGCGCTGGCGGGGCGGTTCCTGGTGCTGACGCTGCGGTCGAGTTGGTATGGGCACGAGGACATCGGCCTGTTCAACCGCCTGCGCGGCGAGTTGCCCGGCATTTTGAACTGGGCGCTTGGCGGCTGGGAGCGGCTGCACGCACGCGGCAAATTCGTCACGCCGGATTCGTCCGCCCAGGCGGTCGAAATGCTGGCGGACCTGACCAGCCCCGTGGCGGCATTCGTCCGCGAGCGATGCGAAGTCGGCGAACGCCTATCAGCCACCGTCGCGGACCTCTACGCCGCCTGGAAGGCATGGTGCGAGGCCGACGGCCGCGACCAGGCCACGACGCGACAGAGCTTCGGCCGGGAACTGGCGGCCGTCTGCCCCGGCGTTCGCATTCGGCGAAATCATCTGACCGGCCGGTTCTACGAAGGCATCGGCCTGCCCGCCGGCGACAACCTGCCCGCCGCGGCCGGCAGCGGGGACGGTGAGCCATGATGAAGATCGGCGATACAAGGTTCGCCTCTATCTGTAACGGCCGCCCTGGCGGCGTGCGTGTAAACACGTTCGGCCCGTGCGGCCGTGTCGGCCGCCGTCGCGACGTGCGGGGCGTTGCCGCCGTCCGCACCGTTTTTGCGTACCGCAGTAGTACCGCACAAAGTACCGCGATGGTAGGCAGGGGCAAGACGTTTGCCGGTGGGGGCTTGTCGCGGCGGTCCCGCGAAGTCCCGCAGAGTCCGCCTACCCTTTGCGTGCGCAGGCGGGCGCGTGTGTGCGATGAATCTGTATTTTGTGAGGTATTTCGCGGTACTCGTCCGCAACCCACATTGCGGAGAAACCTTATATCGGCGTGTTGTGCGGTACTGACTGCGGTACTCGCCGCGGTACTCGTTTCTTACCCCACGGAAGGGATTGATTATGTACCGTTTTCGCAAGGGCAACCTGGATTTGTTGTCGCCACCACCGGCGAAAACTGCCGCTGCTGGTGAGCCTGCCTGGCCGCCGGAAGCGGCTGATGTGGCGGATGAAGTGCCGGCCCTGAAGCTCGGCCGGTGCATCGACTGTCTGAATCTGCGGGCCGTCAGCGGGCGGCTGGACGGACGGATCACCAGCTATACCTGCCAAGCTGAAATCGGCGGTCCTTGGCGGGTGGAGGGAAAGCACATCATCGGCCCGCCGCTGACGGCGTGGCACTGGTGCCTTGGTTTTGTCGAGCGGGTTCGGGTGGCCGCGAAGGGGGGCCAACCGTGAGTGTTCACTGTTCCCGGTGCGTCGATAAGCACGATACGCCGGTGGCGTCGGCCGGCGTCTGTTATGGCTGCTACCTGGACGATCTCACGCCGGCATGGTTCGCCCATGCCGAGGACTACGCGCTTAGCCGAGTCTATGCCCGCAAGGGCGAGCCGATCCCTGTGGCCCGCCGGCGGCCCAGGACGGGCGTAGAGCTGCTGGACGGGCCACGGCCGCCACGGATCGTGGATGTGCTGGCGGCCTTCGCTGCCGGCCACGTCGCGCCGAAACTGCGGCGGCGGATGCAAGCCTACCTGATGCACATGGCGGCGACGGAAGCCACAATGGGACTTGAAGATGATTTTTGAAAGAAAATTTTTACTCGTTTGCTCGACAGCAGTTACCGCTACGGTCAGTGAAGAATCAATAGGGAAAATGCTTAAAAAAGTAACGTTTCGGCACTCTTAAGTGGAGGGACAGTGTTATGTCCGCAGACGATGAATGCCCGGAAGATTTGCGTCCTTCACGGGTTACGCTGATTCAGCGTCGCTTCATCGACAAACTGCGGCTGACCGAACTGGAGCGGCACATCCTGGCGAGTTGCTACAGCGACGGCTACAGCGAGGCGGATGTGGCTGGCTTCCTGGGCGTTCCAGCCGGTGCCGTCCGGCAGACGTTACGACGTGCCTGTAACAAGGTCGTGGCGGCCGGCTTGCCCAGGCCCAGGCCCTACGGCCGTGGCAGCCGTGAGGAATTGCGGGCGGCCGTTCCTGCGTTGGTCGAGATGACTACTTAATCGCTCGGCGGCCGAGCGGCCCAGTCATAGACAATCCCCTTGTGGATACGCGGGTGATCGCCCCGCCGAGCATTCAAAAAACTCCATGATCCCGTCGGCCGCGGGCACGGTGACGCTTGCTGTGCCCGCGGCTAAGGACGGCTCATGCGAAACGAACGGGCAGCATGGTACGGTCGGCGTGCATGGCGGCATGTAAGGTTGTCCGCCCTGGCCCGCGACTTGTATGCGTGTGTACGTTGCGGCGGGCACGGCGGCAAGCTGGACGTGGATCACATTCTTCCCCTGGCAGGATGGCCCGGCTTGGCGTTTGACTTGGCGAACCTGCAAACACTTTGCCCAGCGTGCAACGTGGATAAGCAAAGTGAGGAACAGGCGCTCTTGCGGCGAGTGACGATGATGACGTTGCCAGAGCGTGAGCGTGAAGCGCAGCGATTCGTGCGGCAGCAGCAACGGCGTCAAGCGTACAAGCGAATGTTGACCGGGGGGGTGGGGGTGCTTTGAAAGTGCCGTTTGCCTCAAACCCTTGCCCATCCTCTTCCATGATACGGCCGAGGGTTCGGGGGTGCGTGATATGCCCGGACCTGCGCGACTACCCACATGCCTGAAAGACCCGGCGGTATCGAAACAGGCGGCCAACCCCGCCGAGCCGAAGCCCGCCGCGTTGCCCGCGCCGCCGTCGCCGCCATCGAATCTGTCTGAAGTCGGCGCGCTGATATGGGCGGACCTGGCCGCGACGCTGCACGCGACGAATCCCGCGCTGCTGACGATGCAGGACTTGCCCGTGTTTCGGATGCTGGTCGAGAGCTTGGAACTGTACGCTCGGGCGCAAAAGAAGATCGACGACGAAGGGCCGACGAAGTATGCCGGGCGAACGGGGCGGACGTATGCCAACCCTGCCATCGCCGTGCGCGCGGCGGCGGTGCAAGAGGTGATGAAACTTTCGGCGTTCTTTGGCTTGACGCCCTCGCACCGAGCCGCGATGCACGCCGGCGGCAACGGTAAGCGTGCCCCTGGTGAGCGGGGGCCGGAAGCGAATAGACGGATTCGATGAATGAGCAAGTACCGCGACAGTGGATTAAAACGGTCAGTGATGAAATGGCGGCCAGTCAAGGCTGCTATTTCGATCCGACGTTTCCACAGCGCGTTGAAACTTTGGCGTGGAACTACCTCACCCGCAAGACCGGGCCGGCCGAGTTTGTACCGTTTGAATGGCTGCCGTGGTTTCGCGATCTCGTTTGGCGTTTCTTCGGTTGGCGGATGCCGGACGGAAGCCGGCGGCACTGGTATTGTTATTGCTTTGTGCCGCGAGGAAACGCCAAGTCATCGAGTCTTGCTCCGCTGCTGGCAATCCTGCCGTTCGTCGAACCCCTGCCGGCGAATTGTGAAATTAACGTTGTCAGCCCCACGATCGACCAGTCCTCGATTATTTGGGGCTACGCCGAGTCCGCGTTGCGGCCGCCGGACGGCGAGCCGTCGGAGCTAATCACATCGGGCGAAGTGGAGTTGCAGCCGTACTATCGCCGGCTGCATTATCCGCGCCTCGGCGTCACGCTGAAGCTGAAGGCCAAGGAAACGAACAAGTCCACCCGCCTGGACGGATTCACGGGGCCGGGCATTCTGGAAGAGCTGCACGGCGTCGATCAATCGACGGTCGATACCGTCACCGAATCGGCGGACAAGCTACCCAGCCCGATGGTGTTCGCCATCTCCACGGCCGGCCGCACGAAACGCGGCCCGTGCTGGGAAAAATTCAAGCGGTGCCTGGAGCTTATCGACGGGAAGGCCGCCGATATCCGCACGCTGCCCATCATGTACGCCGTGCCCGAAGGCGACGGCTGGATGGACTTCGAGCAAGTCAAGGCCGCTAACCCCGGCCTGGGCGTCACCATCCGGGAAGAAGTCCTGCGTAAGCGATGGCAGGACGCCCTGGACAATCCAAAGGCCCGGCCGAGCTTCCGGCAAAAGAACTGCGATCAATGGACCGAGGCCGCCAGCCGGTGGCTGAACTGGACAGACTGGTCGGCGTGCCGTCGGAATTTCGCCGAGCTGCCGGACGATCTGCTGCGTCGGCTGCCCTGTTACCTTGGCATCGATCTGTCCAAGCGAAACGACCTTTGCACCTGCGCGGCGATCTGGCCGGACGCGACCAACGGCATACTTTACTTCAAGCCGACGTTCTGGCTGCCGAACCGCGGGATCGAGGAAAAGTCCCTCCGCGACGAAGCGGACTACAAGCTGTGGGCGGACGCCGGCGATCTGACGCTGTTGAATGCCGAGGTCATCGACTTCGATTTCATCGGCGCGCACGTCCGGGCGATCGCCGCCGGCGGCAACCTTCAAGCGGTGGGATTCGACCGCAAGTATGCCAGCTACCTGATGAATGACCTTCAGCGCGACGGCATCGACTGTCGCGTGATCTATCAGGGCGGCAAACTTGCCGACGCTTGCCGTGAACTGGAAACGCGGATTGAAACCGGGACGATCGTTCACGATGGCAACGCCGTCATAGGCTATTGCATCGAGAATGTTTGTCTGACCGAAACCGCCAACGGCGGATGTTTTCCCAGCAAGGAAAATGAAAGTTCCCCTCTGCGAATCGACGGCGTGACGGCCCTGGTGATCGCCCTGAAGGCGTTGCTGCTGGCCGGCGGCGGGTTGCCATCGGCCAACGCTCACGACCTGGCCGCCGCCCGGACCGCTGAGGCTGAATCGCTGCTAGCAAACCTACGGTGACGAAATGAATTTGTGGGGATGGTTCAAGCCCAGTCCGGTCGCCGGCATCGACGCGATGGCCGAGGCCCTCGGCCGGCTGCTGTCGGGGATCGCCCAGCGGCAAGAGTTGACGCGCAGCGGTTCCACCGCCAAGGCGATCGCGCTTCAGCGCCTCGTGCCCCAGGCCGCCAGCCTGACCATCGGGACATACCGCCGCAAGGACGGCCAGCGCGACAAGGGGGAGCTGCACCGCCTGCTGAACTATGAAATCTCCGACGTGTGCACGGGCTACAACTTTTGGGCGGCGATGTACGAGCAACTCTTCGCCGACAATAACGCCTACGCCTTCCGCCAAGCCCGCGACACGGGATTGATTCTGCGGCCTATTCCGCGAGGTGAGGTATCCGCCAGTAAGCCGAACCCCAAAGGCAACCCCTGGGATATTCGCTACCAATGGCGGGGACAGACTTACACGTCGGATGACATCTGGCACATCCGTATGCACGCCGCCGACGGAATGATCGGCCAGAAGTGGGAGGACGAGCTGGCGACGTTTGACTTGGCTTTGGCCGCTGAAAAGCTGGCCTATAGTTACTTCGCCAACGGCGGGAACGTCGAGCGAATTTGGAAATTCGCCGGGCTGAACACCGACGGCAAAGGCTTGGCCAGCCGCGAGCAGGTCGCAGATCAACAAAAGCTGTTGAATGAGATTCTTCGCCACCAGGCCGGCAGGAGCGGAAATGTCGTCGTGCCGAGTTACTTCGATCATCAGAATGTGAATCTGTCTTTGCGTGAAGGCCAGCAGATAGAAACTCGGCGGCATCAGAGCGATGAGATTTTGAAGCTCTACGGCATCGACCCGGACAAGCCCGGCGACCTGGAAACGCTCTACACCGTCGCGCTAGTGCCCCCGTTGGAATGCGTGGAGCAGGCGATCACGCGCGACCTGTTGAATAATTATCAGCGGGCGACGTGGAAGGTGGCCTACGTTCCCGAAGGCCGTTTCCGGGGCGCGATTGCCAACTGGTTGTACGTCCTGGGCGGGGCGGTAAAGAACACGGTGATGACGCCTAACGAGGCTCGCGATCGTTCGGGCTTGGCCCTGGACGAAGCCGACGACGGCGACGCCCTGATAAACCCCAACACGATGCCCGCCGCAGTCAGCACACGGCGCGACGCGGTGGCCAGTGGAGATCAAACCAATACGCCCGCCACGGGCATAGACCAACTCGGCGCGGCGACCAGTGGAGATTAAGCCAATGGAAGCAACAATGGAAGCAACGGCAACGGCGGATGAACTAGCGGTATTGCTGGCGATTCAGATTAGCGCGGTCAACGGCAAGGGCGAGTTTGAAGGCTACGCCGCACTGTGGGACCAGCCGGATCGGTACGGCACGATCGTCGCCAAGGGAGCCTTCGACGATCTGTTGGCCGAGTTCGCCGCCAGTAAGTTGTATCCGCCGCTGATGTGGGAGCACGACGCCGCCGCCGTGATCGGTTCGGACCGCCTGGAGGCCGACGACAAGGGCCTGCGCGTGTACGGGCAGTTGGACATGAAAGACGCCAACGGCCAACGGGCCTTCGACCGCATCACGACCAGCCAGTTTTACCTTAGCTTTTGGGCCGGGGCGGACATTCCCAGCAAGATGACCGACGGTGAGGGGCGGACGGTTTACACGAAGTTCCTCTACATCCGCGACATTTCCATCACGTCCAATCCGGGGCAGCAGTTGGCCGCGATTGACGTGGTGCGCAACCGCCACAAGGCCGACGTGGACGCCGCCAAGCAAGCCGGCTACACGGCCGGCCTGGCCGAGGGCCGCGCGGCGGCCGCGAAGGATTACGATCTCGCGGCGGTGCTGGCGTTCCTGAAGTCATGGGCGAAATCAAAGTAACTCCGCGGGCGGCGGGCGCGTCGCCCGCGAGTCCCAAACTTTTGACCAAGAGTCCCCAGGACAGGAGATTGAAACATGATGGACAAGGAATTGCAGGATGCGCTGGAGGCGGTCAAGACGACCGTAACCCAGCGTATGGACGAAATGGGCGCTGGCCTGACGAAGCTGGAAGGCCGCGTCAAGGACGCCGAACAAGTCGTGCGGTCCGGCCCGCCGGACGACAAGCGAAAGATTTTGTCGGCCCTGATCGCCCCGTTGAAGGGTGAGAGCGTTCAGGAAATCATCCGCAGCATGGGCGAAAACTTCCTGCGCGTCGAGGCCGTCAAGCAAGTCCTGCCGCCGCTGGACATCGGCGTGGACCTGATGACGATCTTCTTGTCCCAGCCGTGCAGCGGCATCACCGGCAAGTTGGCGAAGGTCGATGATGACCCGCTGACCGAAGGCGCCGCCGGCGACGCGTCGGACTGGAGCGGCACCGGCCCGGCGGTGAGTCTGTATCCTCACCACCACTACAAGAGTTTCGACCAACACGAGGCGGCCGTCGCCAACATCGACGTGGCCACCGAGATCGGCCGGGCGTTTTTCCGCCGCCGCAACAAGACGCTCAAAAGGCGTTTCGTCAGCGGCAACGGCACGGACACGCTGAAGGGCATCGAGGCGTACACCGTGACGCACACATGGGCCGAGGCCGACAAGCTGTTCTGCGAACAGATCGGCGCGGCCGGTTCCTACACGATCGCCCAGTTCCGGGCGGGCGTCCAGGCGGCCAAGAACCGCCTGCCGGAAGATGCCACCCCCGTGGTGATGATGCGGGGCGACACCATCGCCCTGGCGGAAAACGACACCGAAAACAACGTGTCGTACTGGAAGGAAGTCAACGGCGAGAAGTTCTATTGCGGGTGCCTCGTGATCCGCAACGATTACCTGTCGGCGGCCAGCGCGGTATCCGACAAGATTATCGCCGCCGTCCTGGCCAAGGGCCGCGGCTACGGCGTGCTCTATAACCCCGAACTGGTCATCGGGGCCGACAGCAAGGCCAGCAAGAAGAACCTTTACACCGGCCAGCAGCTCGGCGGTGCGATTGCGGACTTGGCCGCGATCGTGGGCATCGAGGTTATTCACGGCTAGTAAGCCGCGATGATTCAAGGCCGGCGCGGGTTCGACTCCCGCGCCTGCCCATTCTCGGGTGCGTGTCCGGTGGCCGCGACATGCCGGGGAGGTTTGACTCCTTTTCCTCCGAAGGCCGGGATCGGCTCAAACGAGTACGAGTGTCGCCGTTACCGCCAAGCGTGAAAAAAATGAAACGTTACCGGGTGCAATTGTTGGACCAGATCGCCGGGGCCTATCGGGGCAAGGCCGGCGACATCCTGGAGTTGCCCGCCAACCTGGCCCGCCGGCTGGCGATGGCGGGCATGGCGATTGTTTGCGGCGATGAACCGGGCGAGACAATCGACCCGGCCGATGTGGAACAAACGGATGATGTCTAGCACGAAAGGGATTTGCGATGACGACTCACAAAATCTGTCAAGCCTTGATCGCCGTTACCGTGCTGGTGCTCGTCGCGGCGATGCCGATCTTTGTTTCTGGGTGCAGCTTTGCCGCCCTGGATCAATCCTACACCCAGGGCAATACCGACGGGAACGGTTTTGCTCCGCCGCCCGCCGCACCGCCCGCCGCGCCGTCGCCAGTGAAGGCAGGCGCACCGAAGGGTTGGATACCCGCTAAGTTTTCAAATACCTCTCGCAAGATGACGGACAAGGCCGTTTATCTCCGCGTGTTGTCCTGGTGGGGACAGGGCGGGCCGGAAGCGGCTACCAAGCATCAGGGTATCGGCGTCGGCAAGCACGGCGAGATCACGATCGGCGGCAACAAAGGTACGGGTGTCCTGGAGCGGTTTTGGTCTTGGCTCAAATCCACATTCTGGACCGTCGCTATAGGCACCGGGGGGATAGCGATCGTCCTGGGCGTCTTGTCGGTGATACCGCAGACCAGCAAGTTTGCCACGCCGGTCCTGCGATGGCTGGCTTCGCTCGTGCCCATGCTGGGCAGCGCGGTCGAATGGCTGCGAGGCAAGATGGTTTGGAAGAAACCGCTGGACGAGGTGGTGGACGGCGGCGAGATTTTCAAGGCCAAGATCGCGGCCCTGCCGACGCGCCTGCCCACCGAAACAGGTGAGGGATTCACCGCCGGCCAGAAGGGAGCCGTCAAGCAAGCCTTCCAGGACGCCCACGGCGACGCGCAGACGGGCAACACGCCGACGATCGTGAAAGCCATCACGGGATAACGGTGGCCGTTTGATACCTGCCTGCCGGCAGGAAGTTCGAAATACCCCGTTGACGCAAAGACCAGGATGAAGCCCGGCCCCCGCCAGTGCGGGGGCCGGGCCGTAGTGGAAGCAACAGCCGGAGTTTTCTTACATGGTTATGGGCAACCCCATCACGACGCGATTTGACCGCCTGGATGTGCTGCGGTTCCCGTGTGTGGGAAGTTCAAAAAGCTATGTCAATGACGTTTACGGCCGAACGGGCACGCTGTTGAATCTAGGCGCGGGCGAGAGGGGTGTGGTACGCACGATCTGGTTCTGTGTCCTTGACGAATCCGCCGGCTGGAACACTTTCGGCCCTCTTGACGTGAATTCTCGCCTGCGCATTTACGTCGATTGTGGAACCGTCGCGGACCCCAACAATCCCCCCTCGGATAAGTTGGCGGTTGATTTACCCCTATGCGCCTTGGCAGGTCGCTTTTTTGTCAATCGCTGGACTCTTCCCGCGGTGTTGGAAACCGCCATCCATGAGGTCGGATGGAGTCCGACTATCGCAGGCTGGTTCAATCAAGAGTATTCCTTCCAGCTTCGCCTTCCGGTACCCTATTCAAACGGCATCCTGATTCAACATGGCAAGCTCGTGGACGGAAACTGGATCGTTGCGCCCGCCTATCAATGGTCGTGGGTGGGATATGAATCGGGGCCGTTGCCGTCCGATGAACGTGGTCGCTACCGCCTTCGTTCCAGTTTTTATCACGGCACGCTCACGGGAGAGCAGACCGCCACATTCTTGAACCGCGCGAGCAAGGCGGGGTTTTTGGTGGCGCTGTTCGCGTCCCAAAATGCCGCTAACGGAGCCGCCTGGGAAGGCAACTTTGCCTTCAAACTCGACGGCGATCCGAACGTCACCTGGCAGTCCAGCGGGGCGTGCGACCTCTTTGGGACGCAAAACTCCTGGTGGGGGCCTGGGGTTGCCCAGGGGCAGTATTCCGGCACCATCGTCAAAGCCTTCGATACCAACTATGCAGGCGTGCATGAATCCTACCGGATTTTTACCACCGATCCGGTGAACTGGAAAAACGGCGTCGTGGGGCAGTGGCCGAACCTGGCCGGCATAACCGAATCTTACATCACTTGCTTGTTCTACGAGAGGACATGAGCAATGGCCCTGTCGATTAGAACAGTGGACCGTTTCGCGACGATCACCGGAAAGGCGGACGGCAATCAAATTGATAACGGGGCAATTGCCAATGCTCACATCTCCGAAACTGCCGACATCGCTCGCTCCAAACTAGCCGACGCCGCCGCCCTGAACATATTAATGGGCGGCCCTACCGTCGATGCCGACGCGCAACATACGCACACGAGCAAACTCAATGCCTCGGCTATCTTGAGCGGGCGGGTGACTGCACAATTTGATTCGACCTCCGAGACACTTGCGAACGTGCCGGGCTTGTCCGTCACGTTGGTAGCCGGCAAAACCTATATCTTTCGTGCCTACTTGTTTACGCAAGGCGCCGGGGCCAAGGTGGGGCTGGGCGGCGGGACTGCAACTGCCACAGCTATCAGGGCCGATATCCATTTCTATAATCTGACCGCCGAGGAGGCCATCAATGCCAAGGAATTGAGAGTTACTGCATTGACGGGCAGTTTGGGTTGGTCAGATAACGCTCCTAAGTATTGCATCGTCGAAGGGGTCATCACGGTCAATCAAGCCGGAACGTTCATCTTGCAGTGGGCCACGCCGGTCGCAGGCATCATCGCATCGGTGCTGACAGGTTCTTACATCACCGCAATGGAAATTCCATGAGCCAGGAAATCACATTCCGGCATCCGACCGAAGCGGGGTTGACGACGCTCTTTGTCACAATCTCCCGTCGCGGCCTGAAGTATCTGCCCGCCACGGGCGCAGGCGAAACGCCGGACAAAGACACCTGGCCGGACTATGGCCTGGCCCTGGCCCCGCTGGGCGATGGCTCCCGCGAGTATGTCGCTGATTTTCCCGCGACGATCACCGCCGCCGGCGACTATGACTTCATCGTGCAATCGAAGGCGGGGGAAAATTTCGCCGCCGACGACCCCCTGGAAGGCATGGGCGAGGTGCCGTGGAACGGCTCTGCCGCCGTGGAGTTCGCCAATCTTCCCACCGTCGCCGCGATCGCTGCGGAAATTCTGGTCACGCCGGATCACAAATTAGCCACCGACGCGGATGGTAATGTCGCGGCGAACAATACCGAGATGGCCAACCTGGACGGGAAAGTCAGCGATGCCGTGTCCGCCGCTGAAGATGCCGCCGACGCCGCCGACAGCGCCGCCCTGGCCGCCGGCCAGGCCAAGACCGCAGCCGATAGCGCCAAGACTGCCGCGGATGGGGCAAAGACTTCCGCCGATGGCGCCAAGACCTCGGCCGATGGGGCTAAAACGTCGGCTGACACGGCCGCTACGGCCGCCGGCCAAGCCAAGACTGCGGCTGATACGGCTGCCACGGCCGCCGGCAATGCCGCCACGGCCGCCGACCAGGCTAAGACCGCTGCCGAAGCCGTCCCGGCGGCCATCCTGGCCGTACCGGAAAACCTGCTGGCGACGGACGAACTGGGGCGTGTGACGGTGGCGAACCTGCCCGCCGGCGGCGGCGATGGTGACATTGCCGTGGACCATCACACCGGCGGCGTGGACGCCCTGCGCTACGTCGATGCTGAAGGCGTCGGCGTGGACAACGGGATCATCCGGGCATACCTCAAAGCCGAGTGGGATGCCGGCACGAAGCGGCTGCTGGCGTCGGCGTACACGGGCACCGACGGCCACTGGATCGCCCCGATGATGCTGAATGCCGGGACGTACTACCTGGACTTCGCCGCCCCCGGCCGTTACGGCGTGACGCGCGTGGAGGTAATCATCGCATGACCGTTCAAGCGACACCCCTGACCGGCGAAAACCTTGTGCCCTTGGCGGATCTGAAAGCGCATTGCCGCGTGGACGGCGACGCCGACGATGTTCTGCTGCTGGCCTACCAACAGGCCGCCGTCGCCGAGATCAAGTTATTGACCGATGATCCCACGCTATTCGATTCGCCGCTGACCGACGCGGCGGACTTGGCCGCGCTGCACCTGCTGCAAAAGCTGCTGGTGGCGGACCTGTACGATCGCCGCTACGGCACGACGGCGGCGGCCGCTTCGGTCCGCTGGAGCAATCACACCCTGGCCCTGGCCGACAAGTTCCATGCGTACCGTCTGCTGCACCACGGGGGGCACCATGCCTGCGGCGGGTGACATGAAAGACCGGATCACACTGACCGCCCCCGGCAACCTGGACGCATGGGGGCAACCCACCGCCGGGGCAAGCGTGGAAGTTTGGGCAGAGATTGCCGCCGTGAAGGTCGCCGATCGCGCCGCCGGCAACGCGATCCTGGCCGAGGCGACCTTGACGGCGACGATCCGCTGGCGGGACGGCATCACAACCGCCTGGACGGCCACGGTGAAGGGAACCGTTTATAACATCCTGGCCGCTGGCCCGCCGCCCGACCAACCCGCCACCGTCCGGCAATGGATCGTGCTGCTGCTGGGCAAGAGGTAAGCCGATGATTTACGCGACCGTCAGCGGCGGCGACAAAATTATCAAGATGCTGCGGAAGATGGACGCCGCCGGCCGGCGGGTGTTCAAGTCCACGGTCCGGGCCGCGGTGGCCGCCGAGGCTCGCGCGATGCGAGCCACGGCACGCGCCGCCGCCCCGAAGCGCACCGGCCGGCTGCGCCGGGCGATTGTGACCGTCCTGCGCACGGTGAAGGGTTCCATCACCGGCCGGATGAAGATCAATCTCGGCGACAGCCGCGAGGATACGAGGGGCGCGTGGTACGGCCCGGCGGTCAACAGCGGCTTCACGGTGGGCAAGCGTTACGTCGCCGGCGCTCACTTCATGGAAAAGGCGCACGACCGTCACGCCGACGAAGCGAAAAAAAAGGTTGCGGCGGCAATCACCGACGGCATCGACGCCGCGATGAAGGCGAGTTGATCCATGCTCCAGCCGGTCCTGATAGCCGCCCTGGCCGCCGATCCGGCGGTAGCGGAAATCGCGGGCGACAGAATCCACGCGGTGGCCGCGCCGGAAGGTTCGCCGCGGCCCTACGTCGTACTGACCGTCACCGGCGGCGTGGAGCTGGCCAGCCAAGGTGCGGCGGACGCGAAAAAGGTGCTGTCGGACCTGAAGCGCGACACGGTGGAGATCGCCGCCGTGGCGGATTCGCCCGCGGCGGCCGCCGGACTGGAACGGGCGATTGAGGCGGTGCTGCTGGCCCTGCCGGCGGCGACAGGCACGACGATCGCCCTGGTGACGCCTCAAGGCCGCCCGTATGACGCCCCGAGCCTCGACCCGAAACAAACACTCTTCGCCGTGGTGCGCCTGTGGAAAATCGACCACCGGCCCACGGCCTAACCCACCAACCCAGGAGACCACCCCATGACGGATCAAGTGGCAGTGCATGGTGAAGAAACCACTGTCGGCTTCGCCGATGTAGTCGGCGGGCCGTTCACGGCCATCGGCGGTTTGAACGGCGAAATCCCGATGCCGCTGTCGGAGCGGGAGATTTCGCAGTTCAACGACAACGACGGGGCCGATCCGGTTCAACGCGCCGGCGAAAAAAAGTTTTCCGCAATCGAGTTGGCCGTGACGTACACGACCAAGGCGGCCTTCGACGCCCTGGTGGCCCTGGATGACGGCGCGAGCCATTTCCTGAAGTTCACGCTGGAAAATGGTGACTGGTACGTTTACCGCGGCATGGTGAACAAGGTCGGCCAAGCGGGTAGTTTTGAGGAAGGGTTCATGCTGATGCAGTTCGGGTTCCAGCCCGCCGGTCTGGCCGCCAGCGGCGTGGTCACGCCGTAAGTCGGCACGAGGCACAATCGGGGGCGCTGTGGGGGCGAAGTGGCAAAGGAATGCCCTGCCTATCGAGGCGACGGCCGACATGGCCGCGTGGGGCGAACGTGTTTACACGTCCAACGCCTGCCTACCGGACAGGCAGGCTGGAATAGGAGATTTATCCCATGCCGAGATTCACCAAGTCTGGACAGTTCATTGCCTCACGTCGCGTCCACATCGTGCCGTTGGAAAACGACGCGGAGATCGGCCTGCTCGACCCGACACTGGCCGACGCCAAGAAGCTGCAAACCTGCCGCGAGGACATCGGCGGCTTGGCGACGGTCCTGCAACCGTTGATCGTCAACGAGGACCGCGCGCCGGTGTTCGAATCGGCCGACGAGTTGGCCGACGTGATGCCGGTGAGCGCCCTGGTGACGATCTGCGAGTTCATCGGCGGACTTTACGACCGCAAGAAAGCGGAAAAAAACTGATCGGCGATCCCCAGCGGCTGGCCGTCGTGAAGCTGGCCGCCGCGACGGGGATCGCACCCCACCGGCTGGAAGCCACCTGGACGGTCAGTGAGTTTGTCGATCTCCAGGCGCTCCAGGAATTTGATCCCACCGGCCAGGACCGGGCCGATCTCCGCACGGCGCTATTGGCGTCGGCGATCGTGGCGGCCTTGACCGGCAAGCGTGTCGATGGCTGGCGGTTCAACCTCGGCGCGATACTGGAGCGGTACAACGCTCGCCGGCGTCCGTTTGGTAACGATCTGCGCGCCCAGCACGCCGCGGCCCTGCGTGCATGGGCCGCCGTCCTGCCCAAAGAAGGCGCGGCTTCAATCCCTTCGCAAAAATCTTCCTGACAAAAAATGTCCACCGAAGTCAGAAACATCATCGTCGCGCTGAAGGCTCAAATGAGCGGGGCCTTTTCGCGCACGATGGCCGCCGGTGGGTCGGCGATATCATCCATCGCTTCCAAGGCCGGCTTAGCGGCCAAATGGATCGGCGGGGCCGGTGTCGCCGCGGCAGCCGGCCTGTCGGCGATGACCGTGAAAATTGCCGGCGGGATGGACAAGACGGGCAAACTGGCCGATCGGCTGGGTATGACCACCGAATCCCTCGTGGGCCTGCGCCACGCCGCGGCCCTGGCCGATGTGTCCGATCTCGGCGGTGCGCTGTCCGGGTGGAATAAGCGGCTGGGCGAGGCCGTCGCCGGATCGGGGACGGCTAAGGACGCCCTGACCGCCCTGGGCCTGTCGGCCAAGGACTTGGCGGCCCTGCCGATGGACCAGCAGATTCTTCGCCTGTCCGACGCGCTGGCGGCCGTGCAGAATCCCGCCCAGCGGGCGGCGCTGTCGGCGGCCCTGTTTGGCCGTTCGGCCGGGGCGGAAATGTCCACGATGTTGGGGGAGGGTAGCGCGGCGATACGGGCGTCGATGGCCGAGGCGGAAGCACTGGGATTGACCTACAACCGTTCCACGGCTTCCGTCGCCGAGGCGTTCAACGACAACCTCACGCGGATCAAGGCCGCCGTGACCGGGGCGGCCACACAGGCCGCCGCCGTCATGCTGCCGTGGTTTAGCCAACTGTCCGAAGGCGCGATCGGCTGGGCCAAGGGCGTCATGCCGCTGGTGGAAGGGGCGATGGTCAAGACCTTCAACGTCCTGCGCGGCGTGGCGGTAGCCTTCGGTGGTGTTTGGTCCGCCGTGTGGGATGCGGCGGGAAGCATCCTGGGGACGTTCGGCGTGACCTTCAGCGGCACGGGCGACGCGATCGGCAAGGTCTGCGACTGGGTCGTGGACGGCATCACCTGGTTGGCGTCCGGCGTCATCAAGGCCATTACCTTCATCGAGTCCGTTTTTGTCAACTGGCGCGACGCGTTGGAGATCGTCTGGAAGGGTGCGCTGCTGGGCGGCGTGGTGTTCTACGAAACGCTGAAACATTGGTTCACGGTCGCGCTGCCGGCCTACCTGGATTGGTTCGGGCGTAACTGGCAGGCGCTGTTCGTCGATATTTGGAACGCCACCAAGACGATCGTTTTCAACATCGGGACAAACCTGTGGAACTTCTTTGAATCCGTCTGGCGATGGCTGAAGGGCGAAGGGTGGGATTTCACCTGGACCGGGCTGCTGGACGGGTTCAAGCGCACCACCGAGCAGTTGCCGAAGATCGCCGCGCGGACGCGGACGGCGCTGGAACAAAGTCTATCGTCCGACATTGCCGCCGCGACGGATCGGATCGGCAGCTACTACCAGACAAAAGTTACGGAGCGTCTGGATAAGCTCCAGGCCGGCCGCCGCGCCGCCGACAAGGCTGCCGCTGCCGCCGCGGCCGCGGCCGACAAGGCCACATCCTCGGCCGCCAAGGCCGCCTATGCCGTCGCCGCCCCCGTCGATTTGGCCACCTCTGCCGGCAGCAAAGAATTCGGCGTCCTGGGCGCGGCCATGAGTCTGCATGGGCTGATTGCCAACGCGGCCGCCCCGGCCACCGACGACGCCGGCCGCAAGACGGCCGCCAACACTAGCAAAATTGCCGCCACCCTGGATCGTATGGATAAACGCGCCGAGGACAGTTCCGACGATGACAGGGTGAGCTTCACCGGCGGGCAGGAATAGCAGGCGACCCATGACTGTGCATGTCGATCTCGTTGAAGGAAACGAGGCCAAGTTCAACTCGTTCGGTATCGTGGAAAAGTCTGCCACGATCCGTGTGCTGGGCCTTGCCCGGACGCTGGGGGCCGACGATCTGACGATCCTGGCCCTGGAGGCCGCGGAGACCGCCGGCTATGTCCTGGGCAGCGAACATCCGAGCTATTCCGGCCTGCTCTTGTTGTGTGATCGGACCGTGCGGGTCATCAGCCCCACCGCCGCCGAGATTCCCGTGGTCTATCGCTCGCCGGGCGGGCCGCGGTACGATCCCGACGCCGTGCGAATCCGTGGGCGTGTCACCTTGGTCAGCGAGCGGACGAATCAGGATATCACGGGCGCGGACCTCTACACCGAATGGAAGGAAAGCGCCGCCCGCCCGGCCAAGCGTCAACTAGGCACGGTGGACAAAGGCATCCCTTGTGTGACGCTGCAATTCAACAGGGGCTTCCGCAATTGCCCGTTCGGCATGGCCAAGAACGTCGTGGGCTACCGCAACAGCGACACGTTTCAAAACGATGCCGCCGGCTTGTGGCTTGTGACGGGCTATGATTTTTCTTCCGACGACGGCGGCGACCACTGGGAGGAGACGATCGAGGTCACGCGGAACGCCCGCCTGTGGAAACAGACGATTTACTATCTGCGCGAGGACGGGCAAATCCCTTCCAACTGGGATGCCGCGTACAATCTCGGCAACACCGTCAAGTTGGTAACGGTTTACGGGAACGTCGGTTTCGCGCAGATGGAATTGCCCACCGTGAGCTAACCATGTCGATGGCGAGCCGTTTCCATACCGGGGTTAACTCGGTGAATTCGTTGAACCGATTGGCGGAAACGGCCGCCGATGCCGGCGGTGCTGCCGCCGCAGCTCATGCCGCCGCCTCGGTAGCCATGCGAAAATTTCAGGGCGGGTTTTTTGCCCAGCTCACCGGCACGCCGCAAGGGGGATCGGCCGGCGAATACACGTTCCAGGAATTGTACCTGGACGCCGCCGGCGCATGGCAACTGCTGTCCGGTGGACGGGGGACGGTCAGCGGCGACAAGGCAGTGGAGATCAAGAGTTTGGAGGGTCTAGACACCGGCACCCGTGTCTGGATTCAGCAATGGCGCGACGACGCCGACGTGAACAGGTATTTTTTTCAAGCCGCCGGCGAAGTGGAAGGCACCGGGGGCACGACGATATTTCCGGCGCGGATTGTCGATGCCATAAGCGGCGCAGCCTATTCCGTCAAAGAACAAGTGTGCACGGGGGCGGGCACATTCGCAGACAAAAGTGGTGCTTCGGCACTCACGGCGTATAATCTAGCCGAATTGACTCTAGGCCCTGGAGGGGCGGTTGATGACAACAAGATCGTCATGGTCATGGCCATCGAGGACACGGGTTCTCCCCCTGTTACTCGTTATATTTTCGATTATCCAGTGTACGCCAAATACTTGGGCTGAAAAACGAATGTCCTACAATCCCACATGGGCCAACGGCACCGCTGGACGCCTCACGGGCGGCGTGGACCGTATTCGCTTATCTGACCCGGACGAGATCGCCGACGCCATCAATCGTCGGCGGCAACTAGAGTATTTGAGTGCGCAAGACTTTTCTTCCGCGATCTACTCCGGCGCTAGAGTGAGAGAGCCGCTTTATGATTCTGCTTTATCGCCATTCAATAATTTTCGGAGTGCGCTCGCGGGCGGGTCAGCGCTTCTTCATCCGTCCGTCGGCGGGCTAGGCGGTGTTCCGCCCACGCCGAGCTATATGCGATGGCTCTGGCCTGTTGCTGACGCAGACGAAAACAAGCCCATAACTGGCACGTCGCCCCCAACGGGAGAGGTTGGGTTACTTCTCAAGATCAACGGCACAAACTTCTGGACCGACGCCAATCTTCAAGCCGGCATTACGCATGTGCGGGCCGTCCACATCAATGAACTGCGTCAAGCGATCGAGTATCTTAGGCGCGGCCGCTGGAAGATGCCTATCTACTGGATGGCTGGCCTGTATGACCAGGTGCCCGATCAGAACTGGACGGCGGAACAGGTCGCCAACAGCGGCTACGCTGAATTACGTGGCGCAGGTTATGCCTGCGTCCGCAGTGATGATGATTCACTAGGGCTTACCAACGCGACTGCCCGCGCAAGTAGTTACATCGAAATAACCGCCGATTACGACTGCACCGTTGAAGTCTATCAATCCTCGACCGAAATAGATTGGGCCAATAATTTACCTTGCTGGAACACCCCCTGGGGTGCGCCGGGTGGCATAGACGGTAACGCGACATCATTAGGTTCTGTTTCTCTTACGGCAGGCGTGCCGGGGCAGATCACGGGTTCGGCTGTTGCCGCAGGATTGCAAAAAATCCTTGACGGCGATCCGGCAACTTTCATCATTCGACAAACCAGCGTGAGCTACTACACAGCAACAATCTCTTCTTCCCTGTGCATCGACTTCGATCTTAAATCCCCGCCCAACTGATAAGAAGCCTCGGCCCCGTGCTCTACACGTCCTGATCGGAGCAATCAATGGTGGAACCGTCAATCCCTAATTTACTGCAATTCGGCGCGCTGGGCGTTCTGGCGATAGCGTTCTTGACGCTGTTGGGCTTGTACGTCCGCAGTGACAAGCGCAATCAGCGATATGCCGATCGGTTGGAGGACATTAGTTTCGACCGCAAGACGCTCATCGAGATAGTGAAGGCCAACACGGCGGCGTCGTCCGATCTGGCGAATCAGATCGCCGGGATGAACAGTTCACAAGAGCGGATGGCGAACGTGATCTCAAACCTGGGGGACCGGATCAACGAGGCCGCCCGCCACTGACAAAAAATCCGAGGCGCAGCCCAGCCGGCCAGCCCCCTGTCCCGCGCGGGGCAGGGGGTTTTCGTCATAGCGGGCGCCTGGTGAGCGCCTTTGTCTGCCGCGCGACACGCCGATCGGCCTTGTGGCTGGCCACGACCGCGAAGGCGTGAATGTAGGGTATCCACACGAAGAACAAGCCGAAGACAAAGAAGCTGGCCGCAATGCCCGCGATCCAAACGACCGCGTTGAGAATAGCCGTGATAATTTTTCCGCACAATAGGATCGCCAGCGGCGGGCACAACAAGGCGATAAGGTATCGCATGACGGGGACTCCTTTTGTATTTTCCCATTTTTATGGTCTAACAGTCTAACGGTCCATGATTGAGTTGATGTTCATTTTCTCAATGGCCGGGTTGTATCCTTCCGCCACATGGACATAAATCATCGTCGTCTGAATGTTTTCGTGTCCCATCATCCTTTGAAGATCAGGCAAGATGTTCCCCCCGTTCCGTCGCACCATGAGCGTACCAAAGGAATGTCTGGCCATGTGCCATGCCCTGCCCACGGTCCCCTTCGGTAAGCAAGCGTAGGCAGGGATAGCCTCTACCAAAGGCCTCAAGGCCCTTCTCCACCACTTGATGTTGCGCGGGGCGTTACGCAGGTTCTTTCCACTATGCGACTCCCATCCTGAAAAGATGAAGTCCAGGTGTCCCGTGATCTTCCGCTGGCGCTCCAGGGCTTCCAGGGCCATCTCGTTCAAGGGAACGATGCGCGGGGACTTCGACTTGATGGCGGGCACTTTCAGGATGCGACCGGACCAATCTACCCAGGACCAGCCAGAGATTCGCAGTTCACCTTGCCGAAGGCCGGTCATCAGGGCCAAGCACACCTCGACATAGATGTCGTGTTTCTCGGCGATCTCTAACGCTTGGATGAATTCCTGGTCATTGTAGTAGTGCGGAAGTAGTCGGCGCAGGCGAGGGAGTTTTATGCCGCGGACGGGGTTGGCCGGAAGGATGCCCCTATCCTCCAGCCATCCGCAGAAACAACTCAAGGCCCCCGCGTGATTGCGGATGGTCTTGGGGTTATCGGTGAGTCGAGCTAGATAGTCTGTGATCGTCGGGCGGTCTATGGTGTGCGGGCTGCGTGTGCCGGTGGCTTGTAGGAATTTCCTAACGACGGAGAGATTGAAACGCACTTGGCGGACATCGGCCGTCAGTAAATTCTGCCGGCCAAAGGTGTCCAGGACGTCCTGAAATCCATTTCGGGCGTCGCCAAGACAACGATACCGCCGATGACGAAGAGCGGCATCCAT